CAGTTGTTGCCTCTGCTTGTTCGTCTAATGTAGTAAGATCATCAAAATATTTTTCTACTTCTGCTGCTTTGTTTGTATCAGCTCCTAGATCCATGAGACTTGCACCTAGTGACATGATACCTTTTGGAATTTGTATAAGACCAGAACCTACACCAGCAAGCATAGATTGTAATACGCTTATATCGCTGTAATCTTCTTCGTTTGTTAGATCAAGTTGGCCGTTGTTGGCTTTCCATTTTTCTAGTGCAGCCGTCATCTAGCCCCCTATTTTAAATAGTTCGGTTTACTTGTTACTTCTGGTTGACCACCTTCTCCAATTTTGTAAAAGTTTCCGTCAGTATAACTGTAGTAAGTTTTTCCTGCTTCCATTTTATTAAAATCAGGAATATTTGTTTTAGATTTTTTGTCGAGAGTTACAGGTAAAGTTCCACCATAATCTTTAGCGTTAGCACCATCTGCTTTAAGTTGATACAAGTCTCCTATTGCTTTTGGAACTGCTGTAGGCCCTGTGTAGTTTTTAGCTAAAGATATTATACTATCTTGATCTGTATCTTTAGTTTTTATTAATTCTTTATATGTTTCAGGATCTGTTTCTTTAAGTGCCACTAAAAATTCATAATTTCCTGGTTTATATTTTTCTTTAGCAATACCTTTTTGTATGCTTTCACCTATTGCAAGTTCTGCTGCTTTTTGTTTTGTTTTGTCTATTTCACCAGTTGCACCAGCTGCTGCAGTAATAGCATTTGCTATATCCCGCATAGTGTTACCAGTAGATTTACCAAACTGTTCACTAGCTGCTGCATAAGCCTTATTGATAATTCTTTTTCTAGCACCAGGATTTAATAATTCTTCAAATTCTTCTGCTCTAGCTTTTAAAATTGCATTCTTTTCAGCTTGAGTTACAACATTAGAACCAGTATCTTTTATTCCTATTTTTGATGTGTTTTCATCTGGTGGTGGTGGTGGTGTAGTTTGTTTTATAACGTCTTCTAAATTTCCAGAAAAATATTTTTGATATGGTCTTAATTGTTCTTGTGTTTCTGTAGCTTTTTCTGATGCTTTTTTCTTTTGAACAATTGGAGCTGCTTCTCCTATCTCTGCAGCTTCTACAACTTGTGATATAATATCTTTTTTAGGATCAACAGGTCTTAAATTAAATATATTAGCAAACCTCCCTGCCATATCTTTGTTAGCTCTAAATGGATTACCCATTCCTATTTCTTGAAACGCTCTTAGTTGGTCCATGTTAGGAGTTTGATAATAAGGATCAAATGTTGCATCTACATTTTGTAAAGGCGTACCTTCTTGTAATTCTTTTCTATCAACCAAACCACTCATGATACCATCATTACCTACTTCGGCTTTACCTCCTATTTTAAACATTGGTCTTTTTAAAGTTCTCATAATTTATCCTATTTAAAAACGTTTCCGTAAATACTTGCTAGTCCAGTTCCTATTTGTAATGCACTTGATAATGGACTTGCTTGCGGTGCATCAGGAGCGTATTGTACTGATCCTGGGTATCCACCCATCAATCCTGTAACCCCTGTTCCAAATTGTTGTGTTCTTTGCATTGGTTCATATGCTGCCATTTGAGCAGCTTGTCTAGTTGCATCTGCTTCTGCTTGCGCTTGTGCTTGTCTAACACTACCTAATGCACCAAGACCTGCAATTTCTTGTTGAGCTGCTTGTTGTGCAAAACCACCAAGCCCTTGTTGAAATGCACCTTGTGCTAATTGTGATTGAGCTAATCCTTGTTGTGCAGCGCCAAGACCTAATTGACCTTGTGCTAATGCTGCTTGTTGTGATGCAAGTCCAGCTCTATTTTGTAAATCTGCTTGTCTTGCAGCTTGTGCTTGACCATAACCAGCTTGTAATAATTGTGCTTGTGTTGCTGCACGATTCCTGTCACTTGCTGCTTGGAACTCGGCTAATTGCACACCTTCACGTCCACCACCAAATGCACCTGCTCGTAAGGCTGACTGTGCAATTTCTTGTTCTTGTATCTTTTTTTGTCTATCAAATTCTGCAAGAGTTGTGTCAATAACCTGTTGTTGATATGGTGACATGTAAGATGCAAGAGATCCCGCTCCTGTTCCTGCTCCTGTTCCTGTAAGTCCTGCCGCTCCAGCTAATGTGGTTCCGGCTTGACCTAATCCTGTGCCTGCTGCGGTAATAAAAGAAGGAATTCCTCCTAAAGTTGTAGCTGCTTGACCTGCAGCTGTGCCCGCACCTGTTAAATATTGTTGATAAGCTCCAAGTCCCGTGGCACCTGTTGCTTTTGTAATGGCATCTTTTTGTAATTGATCCATTCCAGCAACGGTTGGCGCAAGGCCAGCCATTTGTGCTTTTCTAATATCGAATTCTCTAGCTGTTTGTTTTGCACCTGCTTGCCTTGCAGCAAATTCTGCATCTGTTTCAGGTTTAAGTCCTCTTGCAACTCTATCTGCGTCTAACTCACCTTTTACTAATTGAGCAGATACATCTGTTGTTGTAACAGGAGTACCAACTGTTTTTGTAAGCGTGTCAGCATATGTTTTACCTAATGCTTCTATAAATTCTGCTGGTAATGTTCTTGTTTCTGTAACCATTATACTACTTTTCTCTCTAATGATTTCATTGTGTCATACATTTTTTGTGCACCTTTTTGTACACTACCGCCGCCTGCTCCTCTTACAGCATCTGCAGTCATAACAAATTCATTTTTAGATAACATTGCTGGAACGTCATCTGCTTTTTCTTTTATACCAACTGGTACAAAACCACCTTCGTCTCGGTAATCTCTTTCCATAATACCACCTTGGTTCATTCTAATTATGCCTGTAGGTAATTCCATCATACCTCCGCCCATAACTTTTCTTCTATCCATAGCTTGTAGAACACCTGCTCTGTAAGAATCTTCTTCGTCGTCTTCTTCTAAAGGTTCTTCTAAAGGCATTGCACCTTTCATTAAGCCTACTCTTCCGCCTTGAGCTTTTTTATTTTGTTCATAAAAATTTTTGTATTTGTTAAAATTTTCATGCATTGTAACTAAAGGACTGTCAGGATCGTTTTCATATCTTTCAACCCATTTTTGATAAACTTGATCTTTTGATAAATCACCTTCACTAAAACCTATTCTACCACCGTTAGCCATCATCTGCGTCGGTGCTTCTTGCATAATGCCTTCTGGCGCTTGAGTTTGTGATCCTATATACATATCTAAAAATGATTTAAAGTCTCCTTGGAAACCTTGTTTTTTTGCTTCTTCAAAAGCTTGGATTAACTCACTCATTAAATCCATTTCAAATTCTTCTGGTCCTGACTCTGATGCTAGTCTCATGTCGCCTCTGTATGTTACATCTGGCGCTCCTGCTTCTAAACTTTTAATTCCTTCTTTTTCCATAGTGTCTCCCCCAAATCTATAACCGACTCTACCACCCATTGCTCTATATTCTTGTGTATTTTTTAGAATAAAATCTTTTACTTCATCTGCAGAAGCATTTGGATTTACATTCTTATAATACCTATCCATCAAAGGTTCAAGCCTTTTAAGACGGTCTAAATATTCATTATTGTTTTCTCCTTCTTCTTGAGGAAACATAGCAGATAATGTTAAAGCTGCACCGCCTCCTAAAAAAGCTTTTGCTGCAGTGCTCATGCCACCAAAACCTCTTTTTAAAGCACTAAGAATACCAGGACTTTTTCCACCCATTGCTTGAGGAGACATTCCTGTCATTCCTAAAGTTTGAGCTAAACCAAAATTACCTAATAAACCTTTAGCTGCTCCACCAAATCCAGCTCTACCAAATAAACCACCAAAACTTGTTCCAGGTATACCAAACCCTGCAACACCTATCATTGCAGCTTTACCTATAGGACTTTTAATAATTTTTTTTACACCTTTAACAGCTTTCTTGACTAGACTACCTAGCCCATACATCTGTCGTGGTTGCATCGATCTGTTTATCATATTTATGTTTTAGTTAATATATTATATAGGCAGGAATTGCACCTGAATTTACATTATTACTTGTTTTTTACAAGTAAATCAAGACTATGTTGTAACCTCTCTAGGCTTAGTTTCTAAGGCTGAAAGAACCACATGTAGTCTATTGGCTGTTGCCGCAGTCACTTTTAATATTTCACTCTCCTGTAATACTAAAGGTGCTGATAATAATTCTGTTGTACCGTTCGCAGATATGGTTTTAGTTTTAAATAAACTAAATACATTTGTGCTGGTATCTGTAATAGTAACTGTTATTGTGTCTGAATTACCCGAGTCTTCTGACACTAATATAGATTTTATAATAGCAGTTGTAGCACTAGGTACAGTATATAAAGTTGTAGCTGATGTAGAAGTTAAATCTACTTTTTTGTTTACAAATGTATTAGCCAAGGAAATAAGCCTCCGCCTCTGCTTCTTCTTTTAAATCTTGTTGAAAAG